GGGTCCCTGGTCTGATAAAGATGAAACTCCTCCCTACATTCCTCGCCAAGTGAGAGATATTAAGAAATGGAGACTTTGGCAAGAAAAGGTCATAGGTCTTCTTAAGATCTGGGATACGAGGGGTATCCATTGTATTGTAGACCCAACTGGTGAGTCTGGGAAATCTGTCCTCATTTCTGCACTCGGCGCGTCAAAAATTGGAACCCAGATACCCTTTTGTAATGATTACAAAGATGTATTAAGAGGGGTGATGGACAGACCTAAATTAGGTGTTTATTTAATTGATATGCCACGTGCAATCAATAAAGAGAAATTGAATCAACTCTATTCTGCGATCGAGACCATCAAATCAGGCTACGCGTATGATGATAGATACCATTTCAAAGAAGAGTATTTTGATTGTCCTAACATCTTCGTGTTCACAAACAAAATGCCAGATCTAGAACTGTTATCTAAAGATAGATGGAAAATCTGGACTATTGATAGAAGTAATTGGGATCTGGTCCCATTTACTGGAAATTCTGGAGGCGCACATGAGGTCCCTGCGGTAGATATAGTACGTGTTGCGGGAACAGTACCTATTGTACCTTCACCTCCTTACACCTCCGGAATTCAAAGAGTTATTGCTAAACCTATTGTCATCACCAAACCATCATTGGATAATAGCTTGGGGTTGGTCAATAACTCTTAATTGTTATTAAATACCTTGCGGAATTTAATTTATATATTTTATATATAAGATAGTTTTGTGGCGATAAATCTGTAATACTGGACAAAACTATACACCGCAACCGCCTCCGGCGGTTGCTACTATAGCGTGCTATAGTAGTATATTTATCTTAACTTATTGGCACAATTGGCACATTTAATTATAATTATTTGTAATTATAATTAAATGTGCAAGATTACATAGATATTATATTATTGGTTGATACACTAATAATAATAGAAGTACCTATGGGGGCCCTGGTGGCGGGCCGCGTAACGCGCACACGCGCTGCGCTTCACTGATCGGGGCTTCCTGCGGAGCACTGTAAAATAGTGCTGATTGGAATTAGGAATTAGTGCAATACACAGCACTATTTTAACATGACCTCCGGTCGGGAGGGTACACTAGATTCATATTCTTCATCATCCATTAATGCTATTTTTCGTTCGTTATAATCATTAATATCAGCATTGAGCTTTATTATTTTCTCTTTGAGAGAATAATGATCGAGAGCGTCAAGGACTTGATGATAGATATAATTCGCGAATGGGCATTCATCAACTTTCGGTCCGAAGTAGAGCATTAATGAATGATAAAGAATATATTGAGCTGAATTTTCTATTGGAGGAAATCCGAACATTTAATAATATGTATTTTTTACATATTATTTTTTATTTAGACACTTTTTCAAGAAGTTGTTTCTTAAGTCTGGCCTTAAGTATTATATCATTAATAGAAGCAGCTGTTGATTGAGAAAGATCTGGTTCTTCAGGTTTCTCTTCAGGTTTCTCTTCAGGTTTCTCTTCAATTTCTTCTTCAGGTTTCTCTTCAATTTCTTCTTCAGATTCATCTGAATCATCAGGAAGTAGAGCTTTAAGGCGTTCAATTTCGTTCCTAACAGAAACTTGATCGGACTTCTCGACGAGCATATTACGACCGAAACGAGATGGAGCCTTCAAAGTTGCTACTTCAACAACTGGATCATCATAAGGAACGTTTAGACTAGCATTATCTAAACCAGTAAGGAAGGAAGTGAAACTTATTCTGCATTGAGAAGTCGTAGGAAGAGAACCACCGGAAATAGTAATTCGTCTTGGAGTTCCTGGAACAGTTACAACTCCTGCATAAACCACGAAAGAAAGGTTAAGAAATGCGGATGTTACTGCTGCAGCTCCTGATGGTAACTGCTGGCCCCAAGGTGTCGCTGCGGTACTCGTTATCAAGCCTGAGCCTGCAGTGACACTCAATGTAGGAGTAGTAACAGCAGTAGAAGCTCCCAGCCAAGATATATCAACAATGAACGTTCCATTACCGATATCAGATGGGAAATCAAATGAAGTCAGATTAAGGGTCATTGCGAGATTATTATTAGGATGTTGAAGAAGAGTTGCAGGGGCGGTATTCTTACCAAAAGGATCAGCAATAGTACATATCGCAGCTGATTGATAATAAACTGAGCTATAAAGAATATTACCTTCGCCCTGGAGACGAGGTTTAAGAAATTCAATCTCGTAAGTGACCCATAATTCTCCTACATTAACATTGGTACCTTGTTGACCTACTGTGGCAATTTGGAACTTGCCAAAATCATACATCCTACTATCAGCTCCTTCGGGGACTGCACCAGTTCGAATGTACAAGCAATCTAAAGTAGATAGCGGATGAGCACATTCAATTGGATGTAACATAGAGGATGACTGACGAGCTGCGACTGCATACTCATGGTTCTGCATTTCAATCTTCGATCCGAAAGAAGGCTTCTTCGAATCATACTCCGTTGCCATAATTACCTCTCCCAAAGCAGTATTAGTGCTATTGAGCGAGTCAGCAGAAGTAGACTTGAACTCGTAAATAACTCCTCGAAGTTTGTACTGTTCAAAGTTCTGAGAAATAATTGCTAACCAGGGGAATGATTCTTGAAGACCTGGCTGAATTTGGAAAGTGCTGTTATTAAAAGCTCCCGGTGTTCCGGTAACTACATCCTGGAGATACTCCCTATGACGAACGATCACTCCACCTTCTCTGGAGTTAGAAATGATAGGAGGGTCTTGTCCCATCGAGAGTAGACTGTTGCTTTTCGGATTCCAACTAGGTTTCACATAGTCTCCGAAGCCTGTAACTGATTTGATCAGCTGTTGGGCTTTGTCACCTAACCAAGCTCCGATTTGAGAACCATAAGATGAGTTCTTTCCCATATTATAGTCACCATAACCCTTTGCAGTGGAAGCCATGGGACCTTTATAATAAGCGCCTTTGCCATGTACGGCTTTGGGACGTCCAACTTGTTTCGCTCTAGGAGATGCTCTTTTAGCAGTTGTCACGAGTTTTTCAGAACGCTGCTTTGCCATTTTGATAGCAAAGGCGCGTTTCTGAGCAGGTGTGTAAGTAGTAGACATACGTTATTTTAAATGTCTTTAGATATTTTTATGCTATTTAATTAGCAATATTATTAGTATAAAGTATTATTATTTTTATTAATTAAATACAGTTGGCACACGTTGGCACATTAATTAATGGCAAGTAATAATGCAGTTTGCACCTTTGACTTCACCCTAGCTGAGACATTTACTGATGGTAAAATTATGACATCTGATGAAATTAAAGGTTGGTTGGATAAAGTTGCAAAGAAGTGGTGTTTTCAACTTGAAACAGGTAAAGATGGTTATCGTCACTTTCAAGGAAGACTTTCTTTGAAAGTAAAGAAACGTCTTGGAACGTTTGTCGATGAAAAACCTTGGCCAGCCCTTCATCTTTCAATTACTTCGAATGCAAATAGAGACAATGACTTCTACGTCATGAAAGATGAAGGACGCCTTGAGGGTCCCTGGTCTGATAAAGATGAAACTCCTCCCTACATTCCTCGCCAAGTGAGAGATATTAAGAAATGGAGACTTTGGCAAGAAAAGGTCATAGGTCTTCTTAAGATCTGGGATACGAGGGG